AGCTACCTCAGTAAGCGAATCAGGATCAACACTAAAACCAAAGTCCATACCGCAAGATGTTTGTAGTCCATCAGGATTAAATTCGCCTATATTCCAGTTGTCAAATACAACACCTTCAGCTTTATCTAACCAACCACCCATAATTTTGTGAGTGTACTTTTTTATATTAGTATGCTTTATAGTCTTAATACGCTCTAGGAAGCTCGTAGAGAGATTATCTTTGTTGTCTAGGTATGTACTATGGATATAGCATACATTACCTCTAACGCCATTAAAACCTGCTTGTACGCCTTTGTCTTGAAAAAACCGATTGTATATCCAATGCTCTTTAGTAACTGGATTAAGTATTAGTATGATTCTGTTTTGTGTATCTTTTTCTCTAATACTAAGATCAATAGTGTCAAATATATCTTCGTCTATAAGTTCTTCTGCTTCGTCTAGTACCCAACAGCTAATACCTTGCAAAGACTTTAGACTTGCTGTTTGATTACCTGCTGACGTTCTAATACCTCTAAACAATATATCTGAATTGTTACTTTTGTTAAATACTTCTGCTTTGTTTACACTAAAAATTTCTTGAAATCCTAACAAGCCTATCTTTTCTAAAAACTCAGGGATAATAGATAAGTGTGCTGATACCATAGTAAATCTAGTAAACAATATCCTTATGCCTTTTGTCATTGTTAGTAAGGTTAAGAATACAGTAACTGCAAATGACTTTCCTGAACCCCTACCGCCTGTAATTATAAAGTATCTGGCATCAGAATTAAAAAGTGCTTGATATTTGTTATTCAGTTTCAGAATCTACAAATGTTATAATAGGCATATTTATTGCTTTATCGCCTGAGGTTACATCTAATCTATTTGTTTCGTTCCATCCTAGTCTAGTTTTTGCTGCGTGTATTACAACACTAGGCACTTTGTCTTTTACACATTCATAATACTTAGACTTGATAAAATCTTGTTGTATGTTCTCAATTTCTTCAACCTTAGCTGCAAATTCTTCATCTTCTTTTAACCACTTATAAAAGTTTGTTCTGCTTAGATCAGTTGCTTTTAATGCTGTTGTTA